CTATTACGCTCACAAAGACGAGAGTGAGGGTGAGAGCTGGTAATGTATCGTAACTTTGTAATTACTGAAGAGGGCTTACTTAAACACTGCCAGCAACCGGTAGAGTGGATAGACTGCCCTGACCATAAAGAGGAGTGCTACGCGTCAAGGTGTCGCGTATGTAAAGAGATAGAGAAAGACTGCGAGGAATATTAATGGGAAGCATTGTGAGCTGGATACCAAAGCCTAGTAACCGAATAGTTATGTATGAGGTGTTGGGCGAGAACGATAAGAGCGAGTTTGGATCAGAGAGCGCCAACGAAGTTATTGCTTGGCTATCTCGTAATCCATTAAACAAACGAGTGGTGGTAACTAACTGGTTTGCTGATGACGAAGATGCGGCACCGGTGGGGGAGAGTGTAGATATTACTTCTATTATTTTCGCTGCTATTGCACAGGGACGAGGGCGAGCTTGAACGCAGAAGAACTGATTAAGAGGAGGCTAGCGACTGCTGAAAATATAGCAGTGCGTCAGCGTAATTACCGGAGAGCAAGAGATCGTGCGTTGGCAAAACTTGCTCAGAACCATAAAGGAGAATATCTTGAACTTCTGGCAAAAGAAAAAGAAGCAGATGAGCAGGAGGGCAAGAGGTGGCATAACCTTGCTGGTGTTAGCGTTCCTGGTAAGTCTAATTCTTCCGCCGACCACGCAAATAAGAATAGAAGAAATACCTCAATTAATTCACAAGACGAAAGCGACAATGAATGAAAAGAAACGAAATAAAGAACTCGCAACGAGGTACGCTCAGGTTGGTTACGGATACTCCAAACGAGAGCAAAGATGCCTTATCACCCTTTGGACCCGTGAGAGCCGGTTTGACCAGCTCGCGGACAACCCAACATCAACAGCTTTCGGAATTGCTCAGTTGCTTGGAGAAAGAAGTAGAGATCCTGCAATTCAAATACTTAGAGGTTTGCGATACATTGCTGAACGACATAGTGGCAGTGCGTGCAAAGCTCTTAGCTGGCATAATAGACATAACTGGTACTAATAAGGTAGAGTAAGAACCGGTAGTTAGTTTTATTACTCCCTAACTTACCCCTTCCAAGCAGGAAGACCCCCGCAGTTATTACCTTTCGGCGGGGGTTTTCTTATTTGTCTGTGCTATACCAACCCTTACCACGAAATTCAATTGCTGGAGCTGTCCAAATCCGGGACATAGTTCCGTGACAATCTATGCAGGTTGGGGCGAGAGCAGGTTCCGTAATGCCACGCTCTACTTCTAGTTCAGTATTGCATTGGTTGCATTTATATTGATAAATCAAAGCTTCTCTCCATCATTGATATGCAAATATCCAACCACTTTAGTTTTGTTACCACGAGAAGCAAACTCTGTATTCATAGGCAACCACTTATCCTGCCATTCAATATCCTTGATCTTTAGCAGATCAAAAGACCAGATACCAATAGGGGTGCAGTTGATATAGCGTGGTTTATATCCTAAGAATTCAGCAGCTTGAAGGATAGCGTCATACTTCATCTTCTCAATAATTAAATCGTCATAGTGGGTGTTGCGTGACTTTAATTCTATGTAAAGCTTTTGCTTCTTAGATAAACAATCAAAGGTGGCAAATTTATTTTCTGCCTTTTGTAAATCCGGATAATGAAATTCTTTTAGGTATGAATATAATTCAAATTCATTGAGAACCATTATGAGAAAGGGTTCTCCCCACCCAAGTTCTGTTGAAGATTAGATAGCGCTTTCTCAAGTCTGCGATCTGCAGTAGAGATAGCGCACTCAAGATACTGAGCAATTTGCTGAAGTGTGTGATCTTGCATATAGCGCTTAAATAAAAGATCTTTATCTTCAGATCCAAGTAGAAGATAAGCTTTCTTAATATCAATTAAGATAGCAAGAAAGTTTCCAGACTCTGCCGGTGCTGACTGCTTTTTAGGCTGTCCATCATCTACTAATTGCTGGCCCTGTTCAAGTGGTTTGCCTGTAATTATGGAGGAGATAACAAACGGAAGAAGTTGGGCGATAGTAGTAGTTTCATAATAAGCTTCGTCATTGATCTGGTATCCAGACTTAACTGCTTTTTCTTTACGAGCGTAGCGTTCAGCTACGCGCTTGATCTGCCAGCCAATCTTGCGCTCATTCTGTTGACGCTTCTCTGTGTTAGGTTCATCAAGTAATTCTTTATGCTGGTTGTATTTGCTAGCGGCAAATAGATAACACTCTTGTCTAAGATCAGACTCTTCAACAAACCCTTTGAACCTGCGTGCTACTACCTTTACTACGCTAGGAACTATGTCGTAAATAGATGGGTGGATCTCACTCACAATCAGGACCGCTATCTTGTGTCGGCCAATGTCCGTCAATAACTAGCAGAGCGATAGCTGCATAGTTCATAAGATCTAGAAAAGAGTCACGTAAACTTTCGTGCTCAGGGTTTTTATATTTAGCGTTATCAATCAGGTGATTAATGCGTGCAGTCTTATCGTGTATGCGTACACGTAAACCATTGAGCGCACCGCCTGGTGCGTTGGCTATATTAAGTGGGCCATAGTCCTTGTGCTTACTCAGCAATACAATTCTGGCATAGTCATAAACTACATTTACATTGGACTCAAACTGCTCACTCACTTGCTACTCCTAATAACCTGCGTGTTTCGTCATATCCGTTTTGTAGGTAATAGTCCGAAATGTCTAAACCTGCAGGTAAGTTTACGATAGTTGCGTTCATCACCTCGCTTGCAACACGCCGACTAAATTCAGCGCCAGGATTAGATCCGTCTTCTTTAACATCGTGATCTCCGGCTACATAGACTGTATCGTAGCCATTAAATAACCTTGCATAGTGTGGTTTCCAGGCAGCTACACCAGGACAACCAACTGCCGGTAGTCCAAGAATTCCTGATACCACTATGGTATCTAGTTCACCTTCACATACGACTATACGTCCAGACTTTTTGGTTATATCTGATACGTTATAGAGATGGCTTACCTGACCCAAAGGTGATCCATACTTGGGCTTTCCATCATCTAATCTACGAAACTTAAAACCTACACAAAGACCAAGAGCTGTAATATATGGAATTGAAAGCCAACCTACGTGACCTTCGTGTCCAGGTAATGGATCAGTAATAGTTCCTAACTGATATAACGCTGCGACCTCTTCAGATATTCCACGTCCGTTTAGGTACTCTAGCGTTCGCTCGTCTATCTGATCCGCGTAGCGGTTCGCCGCTTCCAGCAACAATTTCGAGTGCTCTTTTGAGTGCATCTTTAAACTCCAAATTCTCCTTGTGCATTACATAAGTAACTGCATTACCGCCAAAGCCGCAGGTGTGGCAGTAGAAAAGGTTGTCATAACTATTCATTACTGCGCTAGCCCTGCTGTCATTATGCAGCGAACACTTTACTGGCGCTGCTTTACCTTCTTTGGTTTGACCACCAAAATATTTAACAATTGCAATTATGGAGATTGCGTTTGTATCGGTTTTGCCTTGTCCTGTATGCGCTGAACGTGGCCTTTGCCAACCTTGTGCTGACACGTGCAATCCCCCTCGCATTGTTGATGCAATACGCCAGCACTACCGGTATCACCGATAGCGTTAGCGTTACCAGCTCCGCTACACATTTTACAAATCATTCAGGCTTCTCTTCCTTTTGTTCTTCCTGCTTAGGTTCTTCTACTGGTTCAGTAGGTTGTGTCCAGATCTGTGATGTTGTTATTTCACCATTTGGAATTGGCATTATCGTTTTCTCTCTATTCTATCTAGCAGGTTGTTAATTAGATCCATTACAAAACTAGACGACAAAGCTTTTTGCTCAATCATTCCAGTCAAAAACTTTAACTGCTCCTTAGTTTGCATAAGAGCAATAAGTTCTTTAGCTAACTCTTCTTCACTTTTGTCCATTACTTCTTTTCCTCCAACCATTGTTCAAGTGAGCAGATTACCCACGTTTGATTGATCCCCTTACGCTTACGCTTCCATAAGACGTAGTGGAAAGGTGTCTTGGTATTCCTAGCCTTAGCATAATTAGCTGCTTCAACTTCTATTTGTTTCCAGAAATTATCAAGTTCTAACTTGGCTGTGTTTTTACATTCAAATAGATAGGTTTCACCGGCAACGATAACTACGACATCACCTTCATCATCTTTACCTGCAAGGCGCAGACGCTCTGCGTTAAAGCCTAACTTCCTAAACCACTTAATGATATCTAGTTCAAAGGTAGCACCCTTAGTCTTATTGTACTTCGGACTGCTCATCTAACTTCACTTTGTTAACCTTGTAACGTAACTCACCAGCTTGTTCTTCCACCTGTACAATGCCGGACTCAATAAGTAAAGAAGCAAAACCAGCAAAATCTTCTTCCAACTTTTTAATTTTATTCTTGACATAATTCAATTCCGTTTCGTGCTTCATCCTAGTAAATCAACCGCCTCTGCTATTCCCTCTTCTAATGTTATCTTAGGTGTATAAAATTCTAAGAGCTTAGAGTTATCCGACACTCGGTGCATACAACCAACCGGCTTATCAGGTCTAGTTACGATCTCACCTTCGTATCCAACTTCTTTCATACACATCTGAGCTAATTCAATAAATGAAGTAGCACGACCAGTTCCTAAATTGATAGGACCAGTCACGCCTTCGTAAACAGCAGTCATAACTGCATTGACTACATCTTTCATATGGATAAAGTCTCTGGTCTGTTCTCCGGTTCCCCATACTTCAAATGGATTTTGTTCTGCAAGCGCACGTTCGACATACATTGGGAACGGATAAGTCAAATCCTGGTCCCATCCATAGCCAGAAAATGGTCTAAAAATATGGACATTTGGGACAAATTGGGACAAAAACTCCCCTGTTAACTTGCTCCAACCATAGGTCATATCAGGCGTATAAAGTCCGCCATTCCAGCTTATATCGCTTTCTTTAAGATTTCTACCTTTAAGTAAAGGTTCCTGTAACCAAGTCGGATACGCGGCACTAGATGAGAAGTAAACAATCTTCTTTGGGTTAGTCTTTAAGCACCACTGAAAGAACTCTGAATCGATAGATAGATTATCGGCGACTGCCATAGGTCTACCCTCAATAGATTCTCTACCACCTACGATAGCAGCTAAGTGGATAACAAGATCATATTGCTTATCTTCTTTCTTAAAGAAGTCTCTGCAATCTGTACCTGTCTTAATATCAATACCGGTTACATTATGACCATCAAAGTTATCTCTAAAGTATTTACCAACAAATCCTTCACTGCCCGTGATTAATACGTCCATTATTCCCCCAGTCATACATATACGTTACGTGTCCTGTCTCTTGTATTGCCATATCTCTATCAGCTTGGTAGATATAGACATCATTCTCATCCACTGCACATCCTATGTGCGATAAGGTAGATAAAGGTTTGCGCTTTATGTATCGCTTCTCGCTAGGTGGAGTAGGCATATAGTTGTAATACTGATCGTGAATTAAACAATCAGCAGCAACGTGTGGATATATTGCAAAGGTCATAAAGTTCTGGTCTGCCATATACTCATCACGAAACTCGTGTTGCGTTAGCATATTACGCATCAGTTCCCGATACTTCTTGGTTTTCATAGCAAACATACCGGCACTAATTAGATACCCGTGACCTGTTGGATGATCTCTAATTATATGAAAATTAAATTCACTATCCATAAACTCTTGATGTGCCTCAGCTTCACGAATAGATAGCCTTGCATCCACATCCCTAGATAGCACCACATCTATATCTTCATCAGCCATAGCCATAAAGCGCCACGTCCTAGAGATGCTATTCTCATCATCATCTACTTTGATTAACTCTACGTGTGGAAATACCAACAAGGTAGATAGCACCCACTTAGGTACGCTCTTGCCATAGTAGTAACGACAAGTAAAACCAGGAAAGAATCTCTGTGCCAACTCTGCGTTTTTGATAGCGCCAACTAAGAAGCGCATATCTTTGCCGTAAAGTGAATAAGAGATTACTTGTTTCATAGTCCGAGTGCTGTTGTAATCTTCTCTAGTTCTCCTGCAAAGTCCTCTTCCATATAGCGATGCAACTCCATACGATCTGCATTAGCTACCTCGTTAGAGTTTGCTTCACGATACTGCTCATCCCATTCAACCTTACCGGCTACAGGATGTAGGTGTTCAATGATTACGTTATCGAAATACCATAAGGTACCAAGACGTTGACCAAGAATCATCCAGTAGTTATCCATATATAGATGCACCAATTTAGGTGGTGCCATATAACCTACTGCCTTGATGATGTTAGTAGACATCATTACTGCTGTAGCTAACTGATGCTTCTGTAATAGGTCATTGCCATAGGCAAGACCATAACCTTTATGTCTAATAGCCTTAGTTAAATACTCATCCCAATTAGGTGTCTGAACTAAGTGATCATCACCTAGAAAGAAGATAGTTTCATACTTATCTGCATACTTATTAGCAACTAGGTTCAGTGTGCCATTCATACGAAGTCTCGGGTTCACCTCATAGGTAACGCCATCTAAGCGTGGGTATAAATCTGATTGGTCATCATCAATAGCAATAACAAAATCTGACATTACGCTATGTTCTTTTAAAGCGTTGATGCAACGCTCTGCATTATCTGGTCTACTTCTAGTAGGCAAAATTACTAGGTTTGTGTTCACTGATATAGCCTTCCTTGATCCCAACTTGTTTTCTGAACGTAGTGAGTTAAGTTTACATCATCTATCTGACAAGCAACATACTTGGCATCTAGTGGCACCCAATCTTTTCCATCTGCAGAGTTAGGACCAAATCGGTTTTTAACTGCAGCAACCTTTAATTGTTTACCCAATGGATCATAACCAAGAGTCAAAATAAGTGCCGGTAATTGACTTACCTTTCCTTGAATTGCTCTACGAGCTGGTGGCGCTGTGCCATCGCCATACTCTGAAGCTTCTGATACGTGGTGCAATACCATTACACAAGCTTCTGTGTTACGAGCCAAGTCGTGCAACTCCATCATAATTGCACGAAGCCCGGCCCATTCGTTGTCTGTTTCAGCAGCAACATTCATTAAGTTATCTACAACTATTAGCTGTGGTGGCAAACCATAGAGTTCTTGATATGCCTTGACTTCTAACTCAATATCGTCAAGTGATGGTGACGAATCAAATACCCACTGAATATGCTTCATCTTCTCGAAGTATTCGTCATAGTAAGTATTGAGCGTATTGATATTAGACTCAACTGTAATCTGTGCGTGACCTGAGATATGAGATGCTGCACGGATCATAACCGTTGTAACATCTGTATCGGCTGAGAAGAATAAGGTTGGTACTTCTGCTTTAATGGCATAGACCAGAGCAAACATAGACTTACCCGCGTTAGGAGCGGCAGCAACCATAGTTAATTGTCCGCGTCTAAATCTAATTTGCTTTTCTCTAAGTGTTTTCCAAACATCAGGAAGAGGAGCAGCTTTGACGGTTGCGCCACTCCAAGCCCTGGTTAAACTAAGCACTCTTTTTCCTTCTCATAGATCTAATTCTTTTGCGTTCTACCGCAGACTTGCCACCCCAAATGCCGTGCATCTCGTTGGTAATAGCCCATTCAAGACATTCGTTTTTATGGGTGCAGGATAGACACAATTGTTTAGCCATCTTCATCTCTATAGTGTCTTCATTCTTTTCTGGAAAGAATAATTCAACACCTACTTCAGCACAACGGGGGTTCTCGAATTCCCAAGGCCCCCTCATAAGTTACTTAACCCAGATAGGTTCGCACTTATCAGACGCACCTCTTGGTGCGTTGCACATCCAACCCTTCCAGGCTTTACCGGAAGCGTTAACGCCAGTCTTGTAGACCATTGCTCCGTGCTTACACTGCCTATCTGCAGATACTTCTTCAGCGCCTAGCTGAACTTTCATATTTGCAATGTTGCCAGCAGGAGAATTGTTTGCACCTAATTGAACAGCAGTAGCTGTAATCAATGTTGCAAGATCAGAAATAGATGTTAGTAAAGTTTCAAGATGCGCTTGATCCTTTGCATAGACATTAACCAATGTTCCATCTGGTAATTTGTAATTAATCTGTAACGCTGTATCTTGGCTCGCAGCCATTTACTTTCCTCCAGTTTGTTTGATTGTTAAACGCTGAGATTCTTTGCCTTCTTTGTAAGGTATTTCAATACCCTGCTTAGATAGAGCATCAGTATCTACAGACTTACGCCCTGCTACTGTGGTCCAGTTAATTGCTAGACCTGATTGGGTCACTCCTATCAAACCAGCAAGTGATTCCTTCAAACCATCTTGTTGGTTTTCAAGTTCCTTAATCTGCTGACCCAGTTGCAGATAAAGCAAGGCCGCCTTATCTGCATCTGGATCCGCAATAACTACATCAGTTGGGTTCCCATCTTTTTTTTTGAGTCCTACGCAACCAATTTCCCCACTGGCATCGTAATACTTGCAATAAAACTTACAATAAGATTCATCGCGTTCGGGAGCCGGGGCTTCTGTAGTTTCTTTTATTGCTGCCAGCCAATTCAAAGCTTCCTCTGCAATGGCTGGATCGTAAGGTTCTGAGTGGACTTTAATATCTCGCTCATCACCATCACGAGGTATAGCTACAAGATTGACATTAACGGGCTTCCCCTTCCCGCTTTTGTCTAACAAGTAACCATAAACCTGAACCTGCCAACGCTGTTGGGTGCTAGGAAAATAGCTAAGGTTTGATTTCTTAACCGTTTTCCAGTCAACAACATCACCAGTTTCAGGAATCCATAGATCAATATGGGCTTTCATATCGCCATATTCAACTTCTTGTTCTACTACATATTTCTCGCCGGTAGGATCGGCAAACTCTAAAGCTTTCTCAATAGATGCGTGAATAGCTGTACCCATAATGGCAGCTAGCTTCATCTCATTATCGTTAGTTTCGTGCTGATTATTCAAACGGAAATAAACTTTGCGGCGGCAACCACCTAACTCTGATGGTCCAATTTGGACCTGATTAGATCTTGCTCTGGAATTATCTTTATCGTGCAATATCTTGACGAGAAAATCTTTCATAGTTCCATCCCCTTTATTGCATCTACTACTCTAAAAATGCCTTCATTAATTCCTGATAGAAAAGCATTTTCTTTGTCTATTCCGTACAATTCGTAACTTACACGCTCTTCCAATGCCCTGTCAATAATTTTTTTTAATAAATCTTCTTTTTCAATCTGTAATGTTTTATTCATTACATTACCTTTCTTCGTGGGGAGAATACTTTAGACTACTGCTCTGCTGGTTTGTCAAGTTCTTGTTTGTAGTCAAATAACCATTCAACTAAAGCTGGGTTATCTTTCAGCATATCCACTATGTGATAACCAACCAGGTCGCAGACCTCTTCAATATCAAATCTCTTTCTATCGCATAATAAAGATTCAAAGATAACTGCGTGTGCTACCTCGTGCATCAATACACGAACGAGCTTGTCTTCTGGTAACCGGTGACGGATGGAAATTCTATTAGTGGCAGGATCAGTAATGCCATAACTATCTTCTTCATTATGGTTATAGTCAATGCGATACTTCTGTCCAAATATCTTCACCGAGTAGATGCGTGCCATTAGGTAATCGTATCACGCCGGCGCGTTATCGGCGTGTCGTTCGACACGTTTTTGATGGGTTGAGTAAAATATGAGCGAAGCGAATTAACAATACGGGCCTCGCGGCCCGTTTAAGCGAGGCATACTGTGCGGCTCCGTCTACCAACCCTGCGGAAAAACAGGGAAGTTCTGGTTCAAATGCTACCAGAAAAATTTGCCACGGATCTAAGAAGCTTGGGTCCGGTTCACGTATGCACCTGCGGTTGTACTGTTTTTGAAACCATTATCAGCTTTGAAGATTACTTTGTGTCCTGGTGGTTCCTGGAAGGTGAGTGTATTAACTGCGGAAACAAAGTAACTCTTCCTTGCCCTGTGGATAAACCAGAATAAGGGCATAAAAAAAGAACCCCACCCTTTCGGGTGGGGCTGTAGCCTCGCAGTCAGACCTTATTACTTTTTGATAGTCATAGTTAAATCATTCTTAGGGTTAGCCCAAGCAATGATTACTGGTACCAATGCAAGCCATACTGCGTTAGCTGCGCTCTTCCAATCTGCTGTTGAGAAGTCAAGTGGTGACTTACCGATAACTACTACTGCTGTAAGTAGGTTACCTACGAACCACTTTGCCCATACTTCAAATACTTTCTTGTTAATCTTCACATTTTCCCCCATCGTGGATGGCCAAATCCACTGATATATACCGGTAGTCTTTTTCTATTCTTCTGTTTGTACGCTCTAATCTTCAAGCAGACTTCTCCGCCATTAGATTGAGAACCTTGTTTTCCATCTGCAACTGTGTTGCCTTCAACGGTAGTTACCGTTCCATCTAAGTTATCCTTGATAACAATACCGACGTGATCCACTTTATCCCCGCCAGGGAAATCAAAGAAAACAATATCGCCAGGCTTGGGAGTAGCAGATTCTGCATTAGACCATTGTCCTATTCCTTTAAATGATTCAACTCCACCAGGTGTCCAGACTACGTTAGGTAGCTTTGCTTTTACTTGAGCAGCACACCACATAACAAAAGAACCACACCAAGGCTGAAAGTTATGCTTGGTAAAAGCGCCATACTTAGTCTCATTATTCTTAGGACCTTCTTTGGTTCCTACCTCAGCGAGTGCTACTTCAACGAACTTCTCTCGTTTAGTTTTCATTACTTATCCTTGAGTATGTCGTAGATAATCTCTACCTTAGTCTCCAATTTAGTTAGGCGGTCATTCATACTGCCGCCCCCATTAGGTTTAAGCTCGCTCAGATAGTGCTTTATTAGCCATCTAAACCCCGCACCTACGGCGATTAGAACGGCAAGGAAGCCTGAGATAGTGGTAGCCCATTGGTCTATAGTCATTGCTCTCCTTATGAGATAGTACGGATGGTGATAAGGCAGAGGCCTCCCCATCCTGAGTAGCGCTTGTCGGTAGGTGTCTTGTTGATAAAGTCAATTTCCTCGATAATGCCCGTATAGGTCTCACCACCGGTAGGTCTAAAGTCTTGGATAACGATGGTATCTCCGTTGCTCTCAATGGCTTCTATGGTCTTTAAACGGTCATATGCGGCCCCATCATAGCCAGACTTATTACCGAACTTATCTGATTCGCTATCGAATAGGGAGCACGGATATTGAATAAGACGCTGACGTGGAACGGCAGGTAGCACCTTTAGCTGATAGCCAGTAAATAGTGGACCCTTAGTATCATCGGTATCGCTACGGGTAAAGGTAAAGATAAAGCCAAGATACTGCTGTGCACCGATTGGATAACCAATACCAATCTCACCTACGGTTGAGCCTTGCGAGTAGGAACCAAGTGAGTATTCGTTATCGTACTGATCCACAGACTTGACTACTAACCCACCATTGGTGGTATCAAACTTAGGAACTATGTACTTAAAGATTTTATTTTCAACTGTATTGTAACGAACATATCCAATACGAAGAGTTCCCTCTTCTACTAGACGAGTGCTTGATTCAATGTAGACAGAACCATTAGCAGTAGTTGTAGCATTAGTTGTAAATGCTAAACGGTCTGTGCCATCAATGAAAGCACAAGCTGTAGTCTCGTGAGTAGTATCGCCAGTAGGCTTGTAGGTATCGTAAGCGTAAGGAAATACCAGTGGAGTAATCTGCGTACCTAAGTCGATGCGGATAGTTCCAGGTTCATCTTCTACGCTAGTTGCAGCCCACGCATATCTATCTCTAAATGCAAAGTCATAAACAGGTTGGCTATTCTCCCAAATCAAAGGACCATAGGCTAGAGATCCGTCATCTGCTACCGCAGCTACACGAATACCCTTAGTGGTACCAATCATCATATAGCCAAGGTAGTAAGCAATCTTATAGATGCGCTCACCTGATGGCATCTCTGCTGCAGTAATAGCAGATGTCAAGGTAGGCATAGTTCCATTAGATGCAAGAGTAAACTTCTGGATATTAGATTGAGTTCCAGAGAAACCTGTTACATAGATAGCAACACCTGATGAAGTAATGCTGGTATAGGTAAAGTCATTTACTGGGTGTGTATAAACTTCTGTAGGTAGCGCAGTTGCATTAGTTGCAATCTCATAAACCTTGTTGTTAATACAAGCAACAATACGTTCCTTTGTGAACTCCATTACGCCATTGGTAACGGTAAGACCAGTAACCTGAAACATTTGAGTTGCTGCAACAGTTGAGTAATCTGATAGCAACTTCTTATACATAGTTAACTTGGTAGAACCACCGCTAGTTACGTTAGTAATCCAGTAGCAATAGACACCATCATCACACATTGCATATACCTTGTCATCGATACCTGCGTTGTAATCTACGAAGTGCTGAACATAACTAGATACGCTACCGGTAGCAGCTTGGCTTGTTACGTTAGATGCAGTCTTAGCATAAGTAAAGGTAGTTGTGCTAGGTACAGTTGAGATTGTGTAGGTACCATTAAAGGTAGCATCTACTCCAGTTACTACAATCTCCATACCTACCGCTAGGCCGTGAGCTGCGCTAGTAGTTAAGGTTGCTACGTTAGATGTAAGCGCCTTGTTGGTAACAGTTGCAGTGATGGTTGGATAAATCTTATCGATGTCATAACCATCTAACATCAAGCAACCATAGAACTGATTGTAGGTGGTAGCACCTGTGTAGGCTAATTGCTGCCACTGAATAGATCGTAGAAACTGCTGCGGTCTTAGGTTGCTATTTAAGTCAGCGGTAGTTACGTGAGTAGCATCAGTATCATAAATCAAACTAACTTGACCACGTGTCCATACATCGCAACCCTTTGAGTAGGTGTACTGAAAACGAAGTGATTCATCCTGTGCTGGCTCAAAGAACTTGATGCCTTGGCCCAAATGGAAAGATGACTGAGAACGTAACCACCAACCGGTAAGTGTTTGCTCACCTGGTTCGCGGGTCATATCTATCTGTTGTTTACGATACTGAGCAGTAACTCTACGATAAGGAGTGTTGTCATCATTAAGTAGGAAGAATGGTTGATTACCGATAGAAATATCGTAGGCTACACCAGTGCCAGCGTATAGCTGATTGTTAGTTGGGTTACCAATAGTTACCGGAATCTTTTCGGTTATTTGATCCCCATAAGGCATTAGATTTCCTCCGAATATTTCTTTAGGTATTCAATAGCAGCAGTAAGAATTTCAGGATTATCTTTAAAATTTCCTAATGCTATATTGCAGTTATGACAAAGCACGCCCCTAGGCTGCATAGTTATATGGTCGTGGTCTGCGTGAAATTCTCCACGTCCACCTGCATTGGTAGAACCACAAATAGCGCAAGCGTTGCCTTGCTCAGTTAGTCTCTCGTTATACAGTTCAACTGGAAAGTTAAAACGCACACGACGCTTCCAGTTAATAGCAGCTTGTCTAACCTTATCTGGATTTTCTTCACGATACTTTTTAAATCTAGGAGCATCGCATTCTTTGCAAGTGTAACGATAGCCTCGTTTAGAATTGCTTTCTTTAAAGAAGCTGGTAGAAGGTTTAGTTTCGTTACACTTCTTACAAAGAAGATCCATACTTAATTAAATGCCGGTTAATGCAGCAATTTCAAGATCAGAAAGGCCAAGAGCCTTTAACTTATCTTGTGCTGATTGCTTTGCTGCTGCAACTGCTGCTTCTGCTGCAATGCGGGCATCTTCTTGTACTTGCCACGCTGCTGCATCTGCTTCACGCTGAGATATCTCCTCAGCTGAAAGTGGCAGTTCTTCGACTGCACCAGTTGAGCAGTCTACAACTATCTTAGTTGGTGCATCTGTCATTGTATTTCTCCCTAGTAGTTTATCTAAAATAGACATTATGAGTTTTTGATTCCGTAAAGATAAGCGGTTGAGTGTTGAACGAAAGTGCCTGTGCTTGCTTTTACTGATACTGAAGTAATTGCTGCGGTATTAGACCAAAGACCAGCCAATAAACCAGCAATAGCGGCGGTAGCATTGTTTTCGGTCACCGCGTCATTTGAATACGATTTGTTTGTGCTTCCAGCATAATTCGGAATATAAATTTCAAAATTGCTAAAAGTGCTGGAAGTCGCAGCGCCGCCGTCTGCCTGAAGAATAATAGTGCTACCTGTGCTACTTGCCGCGCTTGAACCATTACCATAAAGGAAACGAGCGCTAAAACTAGAAGCACTGCTATTAAAGTTAATATCCATACTATTGTCGGTTTGCGCTGAGTTAGTTCTAATACTTCCGACCAGTTTTAAATCCGTGTAAGTAGCAGGAATACTAGTAAAGTCAATACTGCTAGCGCCACCAGCGCCGACAGTTACGCTTGAAATTAATGTATATGTATCAGCCATTATGCTTTCCTCGCTCTTACTCGGTTGCATTCTCCGCATTCGCGCTTGCCAGATTTACGCACCATTAAATGCTTTGAAAATAAATGACCTTGCTTGCAATAAGTCTTATTATTGATACTGTGCTTTCCAGCCAATATATTCTCTGACTGAGTAACCATTCTAAGATGATCTATGGACACGCATCTACGATTAGAGCAAATATGGTCAATAACTTTACCTGCCTCGATTTCACCATTGACCAATTCCCAAGCCCAGCGATGAGCTTGTTGCATTTTCCCATTAATACGAATACGGCTATAGCCGTTTGTAGTGATGCCTCGTTTAGCTTCTATGCATTTAGTCATTAGGCGCTCTTAATTCCGTAAAGGGTAAAGGTTGAACCTGCCGCCCATTGTCCAGCAGTTGCATACAAATTAATGCTGGTAATTGCATTAGTAGAACGCCATAAACCGACTATGGCATTGGTTTCGCCTGTAGCTGCGCCACTTCGAATTAACACTGATTTGTAAGTGGTTGCGTTTGCATAATTTTGAATGGATATATTGTATTGACCCCAAATATTATTAAAACTTGCGCCTGTGTTTTCCATATTGATTCTAGTTGTGCTGGTATTACGCCAAGAAAACGCACCTGAACTATCGCCTGAAATAGCAGTAGCGGAATAATTGCTAGCGGTATCCGAGTTAAATCTTAAACCGCTAGTAGTATTTACTGCATTACCTTTAAGTTGAATTACAATTACTAAATCCGTATAAGTTCCACTAATGCTTGTAAAATCTACAGTAGTTCCTGCGCTGCCTAGCGTAGTAGTCGCTATCGGTGTATAAGTAGAAGCCATTAGCCTTTCACCCCATAAAGTGCAAAACTGGAATATTGGGAAAAGTTTGCAGTTCTGTTATCCGAATAAATTGTTACTTGATTGACTGCCGATGTAGATTGATAAGAACCTGAAAACAAGCCTACGCGACCTGAGCCATTGGCATCAAATCCCATTAAACTTCTAACAGTCTTATACTTAGACGTATTTGCATAATCTAAAATGTCTATAACGACTGCTGCATAATAAGAAACTGCTGAAGTTGTCTGTGGTTGAATACCAAAATAAGCGTAATTCAAAGTAGCAAATCCATCTGAAGTGGTGCCTGAACCATCGCCAAATAATCTGTGTGCTGAATAAAGCGCAGTAGCGTCATTATTCATTGTTAATTCTAACGAATCTTGCCCTGATGCGCCTGACTTTGTAGAATTGATAATTCCACGCAGTTGTAAATGCTTGTAAGTGCTAGGAATACTGGTAAAACTAATGCTTGATGATCCGCCAGCTCCGACAGTTACTGTGGCAATAGATTCGTAGGAGTTAGTAGCGATATTTCCTGAAATTGAACTAGCAATAATGCCTATGATTGGACTCAAGAAAGATCACCCACTACCGTAAAGGTATTAGTACCGGTGCAAATAATAGTAGCTGCGCTATATTGAGTACGTAACTTGGTACCTGTACCTGTATATGAAGTGGTGCCATCGTTAGCAATAGTTACTTGCCCTGCACCAATTTGCTGAATATTAATTTGTTGACCGGTAGTAAATACTCCGTTAGGAATAGTTAATGTAATGGCACTTGCATTAGATAGAGTAACCAGTTTATTAACATCACCTGAAACCAATGAATAGGTGGTACCAGTTTGTGCATTAATAGTTAAACTAGGTGTGTAAGGTGTAGACCAAGCAACACCAGCACTAGCTGTGCTATCTGCTGTAAGGACCTGTCCATTTGTACCAACTGCTACACGTGTTGGTGCGCTAGAAGTTCTAGCGATAATATCGCCCTTAGTGGTTAAATCGCTCTTAGGTATAGCAGCATCTGCTGTCTCAACGCCTACTCGGAAGTAGGTTAAGTCAGCACTTGATAGTACGTGGCGTACGGTTGCACCTGCTGCGTGAATGGTTCCAGATGTACCAGCTTGTGCACGAGTAATTGTAAAGGTATCACTTGACTGAGCAGTGATATAAACAATCTCTTCGTTAACGGTATCAGGATCAAGTGCTACTGTGAAGATGTCACCTGCTGTTAACACGATGCCACCCATAAGAGTAGAACCTGTACCAGTAGCCACCGTCATAGATGTAGCAACGGCTGATATACCGCTGGATGCAAGAGTTGTATCTTGCGATATGGATGAATAGACGCGAACTGTCATTAGGCTGCCTTACTTTGAGTAGTGGACGCGAATAGGGAAACGGTCTTGGAGTTTGGTTGACTCTTCCATCAGACGTTGCTGATATAGAGCAAAGACATATTTAGATGCAGAAGCACCAGCAGTGGATGGTAACTTGTTATCGTTTATATCTGCTTCTGCTGATGAGAGGTTAATTCTACCTGTGTCAAGGTAACTAAGGAGCCTGTACGCAGCTCCAAGTGTAACGACATCTCTTGACGTTTCTGGTAGGCCTGTAACAGTAGCAAAGTCATCAGTGTTGTTAGTGAGGTCATTTGGGATAATGGAATAATAGACTTGTACTGTGCGACCAGGCATAATTTTTTCATAGATATTCACCGTCTTTGTAGTATTGAAAGCTGCCACGTTTGCCATACGGTCAAAACGCCATCTATTAACTGGTAGCCATTCTTTAGACGGACCAACAGTTTGCCAAGAGATATATAAAACATCTCGTGCTTCTGCTGGTAATGGATACGCAACCTGCGCTGCGTTAAAGGTAAAGGTTGTAGAACTTACACCAAATAACTTTGGGTAGAAAGAGTTGATAGTATCGTTGATTGCCTTCTTAACATTAACTCTTGGGAAAGTAGGAGTTAAAGTAACCATTGCGTTCTCTGAATGTGGTGCAGGTGTAGTTCCACCATAGCCACGACCAAAGCCTGCAATAGCATTTAGATATAGATTCTGCTTATCAAATGAGTTAACCCAGATAAGTTCATCATCAATCTCGATAATACCTTTAGCCAAGTTCTCGGAGTTACCGATCTTGATTGCTAATTCAGTAGCAGTAATGCCACCTGTGTTAGCTAAGTTAGTGATGCGGTCTTGGCGCAGGGTATAACCAGCAAGGTTACTTCTGACCTCATCCACCATCTGAGCGAATGTGTAGCTCATCTATTTTGCTCCTATAGAACTTGACGTTGTTTTGTAGTCGTTCATCATTTGGTGATATTTCAAGCGCCATTTCACCATAGCGCAGTGCATCATCCCATTGCTCTAATTGCCACGCACTGATAGCAACTAGGTCGTATGCCATATGACCATATGCCCATTCTTCAGACATAAAGTCATTAAGTTTCATCTTTATCTCTATTGCTTCAAGAGAAACCTTTAAGCACTTCTTCCACTCTTTGGTTATGTAGTAGTGATTGGCTAAGGCCAATACACCCTCTCTGCAATATAAAGTTTTTATGGATTCTTTAAGGTGCTTCTCAGCGTTCTTAGGATCACACTTTGCTAGGTAACGAAGTGCATATGACTTCTCACCCGGATATTTGCTGTACTTTAGATATTCTTCAAAGACTAGCTTTGCTTCCAAGTATTGCTTATGGAAGAATAACTCTCTAGCGTAGTAGTAAAGGTTACGAGGATTAAATGGTTCCTCATCTACTGCCATCTCTAGCATTGGTAGATACTGACCACGAGACTTCTCGTTATCAGGATGATGATGTATCTGTAACCCTATTGGGTAATAAGTCTCTTGCAAATCCTTTTCGTAAGGTACGATTACCTCGTGGATAGGATGTCTCCATCTATAACCAAATCTAGGATGGATTCTATTTGCATAGAAATCAACGGTAGGATTTCCATTAGCATCAAAATCTGTTACTAACTTGTGCTTAGGTCTAGGTAACTTATCTACCTTAGCATCATACGCTTTTGCGAGTTCTGTTCTCCAACCTGGCGCTAATACTTCATCTGCATCCATTGAGATACAATAATCAATATCAGTAGGTAGGCTCATTAACGCATAGTTACGAGCATCATCAAAGCGCCAAGGTTTAACTTGGATTTGTACTACCGTAATACCCAAAGAACGAGCAAGGTCAACGGTGCCATCAGTAGAGCCTGTATCAGCGATGAGTAAATAATCTGCTTCCTTCGCTGATTCATACCACCTCTTAATGTGCTTTGCTTCATTGAGCGCTATTGTATATACGGCAACTTTCATACTTGACAGTATATCAAACTTATGCTATGTCGCCTACAATCAAGAACGTATTGCTTGCTGTGCAAATTACCGTAGCAGCTGATTTGTTAGTTCTCAGTTTTGGTGCTGTAGTAGTTGCACCCGTTGAATAGATAGTCACACCAGAACCTTGTGCAAAGGTAACCTGACCAGCTCCATATTGAACTACGTGAACCTGATCGTTAGCAGAGAATACTGATGGCGGAACTGTTACAGTAATGCTAGAAGCATTATTGCAGGTAACCATCTTATCTTTATCGCCAATTACTAGCGTATAAGTTGTACCAGTTTGAGTATTAAATCCTACAAGATTGCTTCCGGTAGGTCCGG